TCAATATTCAAGTTGTACAGCGTGCGCTGTGAGGTCGCTGTACATCTGGTTTTTCCCTCTGCGTTTCGCCTCATATAATGCGGCGTCCGTCATCTCGTACAGCTTAGCATAACTCTGCTTTGGGTCTGATACCCAGGCTATGCCTACGCTGCAGCTGACCGGAATCTCACTTCCGTTCCATTTGATTTCCGAGACTTTTTTGACAAGCTTTTTAGCATAAGAATCAAAAGCTTTAAGATCATCGGTCACCAAAAGGACGTTGAATTCATCTCCGCCGATGCGTCCTATTCTCGCGCCCGGAGGAGCATCTTTGCGCATAATTTCCGCGACTTGTTTTAAAACATAGTCGCCCGCCGGATGCCCGAAGCGGTCATTTATTTCCTTAAAATCATCCATATCCAGGATAAGAGAAGCCAACTTCTCTCCACCCCGCAACTCTGTTATCTTCCTCTCACCATACTTTTCAATGGACGTCTTGTTGAGAAGTCCCGTGAAAACATCCATTCTTATCTCTGCTTTAAGCTGCCTGATTTGCTCTTTGCTCGCGGTTATGTCTACAAGCATTCCGATGCCGTAAACAGGCGTTGAATTTTCGTCCTTTTGCGTTATGACGCGCAGCTCAAACCACTTGATCTCGCCGGTCTTAGTCGGAAGAATCAGCTCGTACTTTTGGTACTCCGTGCCGCTGCGTATGTTGTCCATGCACTCGCACAGCATGTCCTTTTGCCGCTGCGTCAGTCTGTCCATGTCGATTATAAACCGGTGGAAGTCAGATATGCTCCCCGGAATGTCGAAATAGTTACGCCACTCCTTAGAAAACCTTATCCAATCCTCCTTGATGTCCCATTCAAAAGTGACAAAATTCTCTTGCTTGCTGATCAGCTCATACTGCTCAATCGTCAAGCGAAAATCATTTTGCGCTTTTGTCAGCTCCTGCTGAACCTCTCTGATGCGCTTGCCGTAACTGACCTCGATACACGTGTGCTTATACCGTATCAGGTACATCAGCAAACACAAGATGACTGTTATCGTGAAGTTTATTACCTCGCCTGAGCTAAAGAAAAGCTTTAAATAAAGAACAAACACAAAATAGATTGTCGCTGTTCCGATGATTGTGAAAACCGGTTTGAATATCAGGAAGCCTGAAAGCAGGAAAATCGACGTGATAACCGTGAAATATCCGACTGCGCCCGCACGATGTACGTCGTAAATGTTAAACAGCAGATGCCAGGAAAGCGACACGCCCGCCGCAACCATGTACAATTTATACCTCGCTGCCACTGTGAGATCTCCAAAGAAATCAATCACCAAAAAAGCAGCGCATGCTATAAAGTAAACCAGGTAAAGGCTGAAGTAAATCAGGTTGTTCAGTGTGCTCAGCTTGTGGTCTGTGAGGATCAGCACTCGAAAAATATTTACAAATTCCATCAGCACGCCGAACGCCGCGCCTATTCGCAAAATTATCCGGTTGCTCTTTACAGACCGCTCCACAAAATCGTCATAACATGTTTTTGTTTCAGGTATCCCATTCAAAGCCTTATCACCTCCCGTTCATAGTATAATTTGCACCAAAAATACTAAATTACGATCGTGATAGACCTTATTCTGTCGTGAACCCTTCCTTCCCCACCAAAACGTGTTACAAAAAGTTATCATGCGAATGAGATTTCTGCTTTGACGAGTAACGATGTACCCCGTTAAAGCACGAAATAGATGATAAATAAATTTTATCACATTGCCTTGTTAAGGTCAAGTCTTTTTTTGATTAGTTTTCATCTATTTCTATTGATATTGCACATTTTTGACAGATCAAAAATGTATGCCTTAACTCACACATTTGATAAGAAACTCCTTTCAGCACAAGCATCATCGCCCAATATATATATATATATATATATATGGAGAGCATAAATTTGTAAATATTTTAGCCTCGTGCTCATCGCCAAGCCCTGTAACCGCTTGTGAGGATGGCAAGCGTGCGGTGATAGGTTCTGCCGGACAATTCGCTTCAAATACCGGCAAAGCTTTTGCCGTGCTGAGTACATACGCGCACGGCGCAAAAAAATCGCAGACACTATATAGTATCTGCGACACCGTGGTGCGCCTGAGGGCGCGAAATTTGAACACAGCAGATCGCCGTCGGTGACTGCGTTTTCCACCATTTCCAGCGATGATTCCGCATACTGATCGCTGTATTTTATATGCAGTATCAGGCGACCGTCATCGTACAGATAGGCAGCTATCAGAAATGTATCAATCAGGTATTGACGCCATTCGGGGTGCTGCTGATCGCCGTCACGGAACCGCTGCATGAACCATACAGCTGCATCACGCCCGATACCGGCAACATCGGATTTTATTCTTGCAGCGTCGATAGCGCCTATCAGTTCCGCCCGATCTGATTCCAATTCAATTAAATGGGATTTAATGCTGTCAGTGATCAGTCCCGCATCGATGGCAGCCATTACATTTTTTATAGCTGATTCAGTTTTCTGCAGCCGGTCGTTCAGCATTTCAATTTCGACGTTGTCAGCTGATTTTTTCAGCCATTCATCGTATCTGTCAGCAAATCGTTGTATCATTTCGTCGCTGGTCACGATTTCTGTCAGCCGGGCAACAATTTCATCTTCAATCCATTGTTTTTTCACCCGGGGTAATTTACATAGCTTTTTCCGCCGGCCGTTGCAGATGTAGTATTTGTATACAGATCCGTTCCGGGATGTTCCCGCATCGCCGGTCATCGGCTCACCGCATTCGCCGCAGAATAATTTTGCAGTCAGCAGGAATCCATCTTCGCTGATTTTTTCAGCTGGTTTGCGGTGATGGCGGTCGATCATTTTCTGCACTCGGTCAAATAGATCCTTTTCGATTATTGCCGGAATGCCATGTTCGTCCCGAACATCAGCGTATGAATACACACCGATGTATTTCTCGTTCTCAAGGATACTGCGCAGGGAGCTTTTCGTGAATTTGTTTCCACGGCTGGTACGGTATCCTTCGGCATTCAGATCGCCGTAGATCTCTTTCGCCGGTCTGCCGGATGCGTATTCCTCAAAAATCCGTCGGACGATGGGTGCGGTCGCCGGATCAGGCTCGAATCGTTTGTCCGCTGCTTCTCGCAGACCAAAGACACGCTGCCCAACAGTCTGCAGCTTGATAGCGGATTCATAGTTACCCCGTTTGACATTCTGAGATAGGTTGGCGGAATAGTATTCAGCAAATCCCTCCATCAGCGATTCCAGTATAATGCCTTCGGGTCCTTCGGGAATCGTCTCTTTGGCATACAATATCCGCACGCCGTTCTGTTTTAATTTATATTTATAAATTGCGCTGTCGTAGCGGGAGCGGGCGAACCGGTCATTTTTCCAGGTAATCACTACTGAAAACAGTCTCTTACCACTGTCGCGGATCATCCGCTGAAATTCCGGGCGTTTATCGTTAGTGCCGGTCATTGCCCTGTCGCAGTATTCGCCTATGATGGTGATTCCGAATTTTTCAGCATACTGCCGGCATTCACGCAGCTGTCCTTCAATGCTTTCGTCCCGCTGTCCGGACGATGAATAGCGGGCATAAATTACACCCTTGGGGGTGCGATTTGATGTAGTGTTCATGATTTTTTAAATCCGAAAATGCTGCGTTTTTCTATGAAATATGCCAGAAAAACAGCGGCGAATAATAATATGATAATCGACCATGCTATTGCAATGCCCGTAGCTATTGATGTGATGGCTGCAAAAATTCCAGTATTTAATTTTAAAACATCATAAAATACACAAACCATTCTGGTAACGGTATATATAATCAGCAATGACATAAATGAAATAGACAGGAAAAATGTCAGTTTGTTAAGGAATATCGCTGTAGCTACAACAAATAATGCCATTGCTGTAACTATGAATGATATTATGAATGTTTCGGCATCGAACATTTCCCTGCCCATAGCCATTTTGACTATTGTCCAAATGCGTGTAACAACTTGCAGCGGGCAGTAAAGCCAAAAGAACAGTTCAATCAGAACAGTGCCTTTCCCCATTTTTTCATGGTATTCATCCAGTATTCCCATTTTTACACCCTCCGAAATTTTCCGCCGGAGCGGCAGATCCGCCCGAGCAATCATTTTTTATTTTAATGCGCTGATATCTATGTGATATTAGCGCATTATTTTTTTATCTGCCGAAGCTGCTATATTGCTTCCGCATCCACATTACCGGGATATAGCACGTTATTTTTTATATATCGATTTGGCTGTTTTAGAAATAATGCCCAAATCTTTTAGGGAATCAAATATATTTTCATTTTCACATTTATCAATATTTTGCGAAACGTCCAATAATTTATCTACTGCGCGCTGCATTGCTACATTATTCCTGTATGCGATTACAACAGCACGTTCATGATTAGTCAAAACAAAATTGTTGCCAGTATCAGCGGATTTTAATGCATCACAATATTTGTTTTTAATTTCAGTTTTGCCCAACAAATAATTCATATCTACATTAAAATAATCAGCAATACATTCTAATGTTTCTAAATTTGGTTCACGTTCGCCGCGTTCAAACATACTAATACTGGATTTCGATATTTTAATACATTTCGCCAATTCGAACTGCGTTAAACCAGATGAACGGCGTAAAAATCGCAAACGTTCAGAAAATTTCGACATACAAATCACCTAAATATATAATACACAATATGTGCACAATGTCAAGATATATTTTCAACAAAAAACAGGCACAAAAATTGTACACTATTTGTGCGGTGATGGGGTTGACGTTTGCGCACAAATAGTGTACAATAATTGCATGAAACACAAATAGTGTACTAAAAAATATGGGGTGAAATAATGAACGATAATATTATAGCCAGTAGATTAAAAATTTTGCGTGGGAAAAAAAACACAGCAGGAAATAGCAACCGCATTAGGAATTACAAAATCAGCATGGGCAATGTATGAACGTGGAGAACGAATGCCACGGGATGAAATTAAAATTAAAATTGCTGATTATTTTGGAAGCACAGTTCAGGAACTATTTTTTGACGGTACAAACTATAATTACAACTTTGGAATCGAACGAGGACATAGCTATGTTTAAACGAGTATCTAAAAACCAAATCAAAAATTTGACGCCTGTCGCCGAAGGATTCAAGGTAGTAATGCCAAGCTCAACGAAAAAATGGCTCAGAATTTTCTCTCGGAGAAATCAAGTCTATTTCCGTGATTTTGGGATTAGATATAAATCAGGTAGTGGATATTTTTTAACCTAAAGGTATCTTAAAAGGGTGAATTTTGCTGACAAAAGATTATGGACAAAAAATTACAATCTACAATATGCCATCGTGACATTCCGGCAGATCCCAAAACGCCGGAAATGGCAAGAGCATTGCATAGCTGCATTCAGCAGCTGCTGTCATCGCCTGAAATTATGGCTGAATTTCAGGCATGGCGGGAACAATATCACGCCACCCAGAGCGGGCGGGCAAAGGAGGTACAGCCGTGACAAAAGAAGAGCTGAAGCGGGCGTACACCGAACGGCTGCCGGTGATATTGCACTCGCGCCGTGATGAAATTGAATACAAATACATTCACGAACTCAGGGCAAAAGAATCCCGTAGCGGCAAGCGGGTGCTGTATGCCGTGCTGGCAGACTATTGCGGGCATTCATACACCGTGGCTGATCCACGGCAGCTATCAATAAAAAATCCCTGATATTCAGGGGCAGGAGGTATCACAAATGAATACGGCAAACAATGATAAATATCATAGCCGGGTTTACACGGACAGGCCTGAATATGCCGATTTCGACGCACCGGCAAAGTTTAACGCAATAATCAGTATTATCGCAAAACGCCTGAAGCAGTACCCGAACGCTATCTGTTCTTATTCTGGTGGATCTGATAGCGACATAATGATCGATCTAATCGAACGCACACGCGCCATGTTCAACATGCCGCCCATCAAATATGTATTCTTCAATACCGGTCTAGAGATGGCAGCTACAAAAAATCATGTTAGGGATACCGCACAAAAATACAATGTAGAAATAATGGAATGCCGCCCGAAGGTGAATATTGTGGCTGCGTCCCGAAAATACGGAATTCCGTTTGTATCAAAAATAATGTCTTCGGGTTTGTCCGGGTGGCAAGAGAAAAATATTCCGCTGTCAATAGCGCAGGAATATGAACAGGCAGAAAATAAACATGAAAAACGCATGGAATTAAAACAGCGATATCCTAAATGTGAATCAATTATAAATTTTCTATGTTGTTGTAATTCAAACGGCGATCCGCGGCCAAATATACAATTAGTTATAAATTCGTCTAAATATATGCGTGATTTTATTGGCGAATATCCACCTGATTTTAAAATTAGCGCAAAATGTTGCGACTATTGCAAAAAACAGATTGCGCATCAGGTTCAAAAAAATTACGACATGATAATAACCGGCGAACGCCGGGACGAGGGCGGAATGCGTTCAGTGCCGCGCAAAGACAATACATCATTATGTTTTTCAGAAACCAGTAGCGGGCAGTATCGGCTACGACCGTTATATTATGTTTCAGACGCCGACAAAGAATGGTATAAAAACTATTATGGAATACGCTATTCGGATGCATATGAAATTTACGGGCTGAAACGTACAGGCTGTTGTGGGTGTCCTATTTCCTATACCGCAGTTGATGATTTAGAAAAAATACGACCTTATGAACCGAATGTCGTAAAAGCAGCATGGAACATCTTCGGAAAAAGCTACGAATACAGGCAGAAATACAATGCGTATAAGGCCAGCAGAAAAAAGAAGAACGAGAAAGAAGGGGTAATCACAAATGAATGAATTCATGGACGAATACATAACATGGCTCCCCTATTTTCTCGGCCTTATCGCTGTCTCGTGCGCAGGCACAATGCTCACCGACATTATCGGAGAATGGTGGGACAAATTTTCGCCAAAGCACCCGAAAATTAAAAATGTGCTTGAAGTTATCGATCGTTTTATATGGGACTGATAGGGGGCAGCAGCGTGAACGGGCTTGTAAAATTTGATCCGGACGGCTATGTCCGGATGGAGCGGCCGATAAAAAAGAATCGCCCAGAATGCGAGATCACCGGTGCACACCATAACGATCTGACTGTAACGGATCGCATGAAGGTATATGTGTGTCTGACTTGCCGGGAAACAAAATGTGATGGATCGGACGATTGTGTCCGCAGACATATGCGGGTCAGGGCAGCGGAACTGGAGAAGCTGAAAAATAGCGGAAGAATTATGACGAAAGTCAAATTAAATTGTTGGAGGTATCATCATGGACAAAATTAGGGTAGTATTGTGCGAACCCGGGAAGATCGCCAGGGAAGTCGAAATCGAAAACAGCCTGGAAGCCTTTCAGGCAGCAGTCGGCGGTAACATTGAAGTTGTCGTTCCTGAAGATCACGTTGACGGCGCATTGATCGTCTGCAACGAAGACGGCAAAATTATTCATTTGCCGCTGAATCGCATCGTCGGATATATGAACGCATCGGACATCATCTGCGGCACATTCATTATCTGCGATTCCAATATCGAATCAGGCGAATTTATCAGCCTGGACGACGGACAGGTAGATTTGTATTTGAATAAATACAAATATCCGATAGTCAGAACAGCGGAGCGGAAAGATGAAGATTAAAAATATCGCGGCAATCTGCAAGAAGAACAAATATGCCGTTATCTATGAGCGGAACACCGAAAGCGGCGGCGTTGTTCAGTACATAGGCGACGGCGCGGCGGCTTATCCGGTAACAGGGCTTCCGGCGCTTGACAAAGAAAGCCTTTTAACGATCTTCGACGTTCCGGAAAAACAGCGGGAAGATTGGTTCGTTCAAGTAGCGGGCATTCCTTCGGAAATCAGCTTCGACGATATGGACGCGACCGAAAAGCCCGTCGAGCGGGAAGCAATTTCGATCGCGTATTCCGGAAAGACCTTGAAGCCGTTGCAGACGCGGCGCGGGCTTGTGTTTATCGAAAGCCGCTATCTTTCGCCCGTTTCCGATATTCTGGACGTGCTGGAGCTATACGAGCGGATCACGCCCGGCGGGACACCGTACATTGTGGCGAAGGCGGGCTTCCTGCTTCAAGCGGTGATTATGCCGTATGACGTGATTAGCCAGCAGTTCGTAGATAATTTGAAGCGGCTTACGGAGCAATGCGCGCTTTCCCTTGATCTTCGGGAGCGGGAAAAGGCGCTAGCGCGCGCCGCAGAGCCGGAACAATTTTCCTTGAACGTCGATCCCGCTACGGGCGAGATTGTCGAGGACGAAAGCGAGGTGGCGGACAATGCCTAAAATGACGATGCGCGTTATTTTGAAGAGCGGTTCGGAATTCGCTATCAAGTGCGACAAGTTCACGATTACGCGAAACGGCTTCGGACAAGCGACCGGATACAACATTGAAGGGATTACAGAAAACAAGCCCGTGTATCTGGACTTTGAACAGGTTGCGGCGGTTGTCCGCGTTTATTCCGATGAAAAGGAGGGCGGCGGCGGTGAATAGTGCGCTTCTATCTTCAAAGAAAATGGATTGGTGTACGCCGCAAGACTTCTTCGACCGTCTGAACGAGGAATTCGGCTTCGTGCTTGACGCGGCGGCGACCGACAAAACGGCAAAATGCCCGCTTTACTACACGCCGGAAACGGACAGGCTTTCCCAAAGCTGGGATCGCGGCGGCGCGGTTTTCTGCAATCCGCCCTACGGGCGCGAGATCGGCAAGTGAGTAAAGAAGGCATACGAAGAAGCACGCGGGGGGTACGCCGTTGTACTGCTTATCCCAGCGCGAACGGATACGACTTACTTTCACGATTACATATACGGAAAAGCGGAAATCCGTTTCGTTCGCGGGCGGCTTCGCTTCACGGACGACGAAGGGAACGCCGGAGATCCCGCGCCCTTCCCTTCTATGGTTGTTATCTATAACGGGGAGCGGGTGAAAAATGAGTGAGAAGAACGGCGAAGAAGATTTACAAAAGGCTATTTGGTACATTAACAAGATCATCGATCGAGCGGGAAAACCGCCCGAAGAAAGAAAGGGGCTTTTCGATATGACGGAAAACAAACACGGCTTCGAGCCGAAGCAGGAAATCACGATCGGCGGGATCGCCTTCACGATCATTCAGACCGCCGAAAGCTGGGTGAAGTGCATTGCTTCGGAGTGCGTTGGCGAAGGCGCTTTCGACGCGCAGAACAGGAACGATTTTGCCGCGTCTGATATTCGCGAGTTCTTGAACGGCGAATTCTTGCACAAGTTGATCGCGGCGGGCGCGCCG